TAGCTTCGTCAATTTCGTACAGATAGTGCCAGCCGTTGCCTGTGCGCTGCGTCGCTGTTTCGGGCAAAGGCCCATGCTCGCGCACGATGTTTTCTAGCGTTAGATCGCCCTCATTACGCGTGTCTACGTCGAGCGCAATGACGCCGTTATCGCCCATAGCGATGCCGACGTTAGCCCACGGCCATTCGCTCCACCAGCCTCTGACTGTAGTGCTGTCGCTGCTTGCGTCTTTAGCGCCATGCACAGTTAAGGGGTGTTTACCGGGAGATTTGCATAAAGTATTGCCACACGTACACGCATTGTTTTTTATGCTGTGCAGCGGCAACACTTTAAAGCCTCTCTCAACGTACTTTAACGCTGCATCTAGCAGCATCTTTGGATGCAGCTCGTAAATCGGTTCAGTCATGTTCCGCAACCTCGCCATCTGTAAGTTTTGTTTCTAGCAAGCGCATACCGTAGTTGTTGACGCACTGTTTAACAACAATGTCTGCTCGTTTTTTTAGTATGTTTTTTCTAAACACATCGAAATCGACACGATGATGCCAACGACCGTAGCGAAACACTAGACTAGCGAGATCAGGATGCCTATCGACAAGCATTTGTGATTTTGCTTTTGTGCCGTCACGTTGATAGTCCTCGGTGTTGCCGCCGCTGACAGACTGCGTTGCTGCTTTGTTTTGTAAAAATGCGTAAAACAGCACTGTGCAATAGCCAGCTTGTAACACTCTAATTGATAGATCAACGTCTTCGTTGTAGCGTAGTTCCCAACGCATAGGCATGTCATTACGAATCAAAATGCAAGAAAAAATCCTTGTATTTAACACAAACGGTTTGTTTACTGATCTTTCTTCAGCAAAAAAACGATACTGAAAACCTGCTTGTCCGATGTTCTCGTATCTGTCGCAAAAATCCTCTGCTGCGCGAAAAATAGAGCCAGATTTGCAAGGTATGCGTTTATTGAAATTCAGACGCGCAAAGCCATGAATGTTGTCATCCAAAATCCAATGAAAATTTGCACCTATGCTGATTGAATGTTCCCAACACCAATTTCTAGCTGGTATGCCACCAAGACCAAGATTGCTGAATGGTAGAACCAAAATCTTTTTAGGATCAATCACAGCAGCATAATTGTCATACTCTTGCGGCTCAACAACAATGCTGTACGGCACGCGCATTTCCTCGAGCGCACGACTTGTGATGCGTGATTCCCAACGCCCTTTTGAGATGATGTAAATTGGATATTTAGGCATCATCTTCATCGACGTATACTCGCTTGGTGTCATTTTTTACGACGGGAAACATGATGCTTTTTGTTGTAAACGTGATCCTTCGACCTACTAGCTCAGAAAACTTATTCATGTCATCGACTGTTAAAAAATTCACAACAACAGACGCAACAGTTTTTTTGTTTTCTTGAAAAAAATCAGGCATGTCTTGCCATTCTTTTTTCCAATCGAATTCTTCTTCCCCGAACAGATCAGACATTGTTTGCTCCCTTTGTTTATTTACGCGCTTTGCGCTGTTTGTCGTAAACGCTTGAAATGATTGTAAGTACGCCTTTTGTCAAGTGTTGTAGCCTGTATGCCGAACGCTCTGGAACGTACTTCGGCCATTTTGCAACAGCTTGATAAGACACAGAAAGTGCTTCAGCAACAGCTTTTTTAGAGCCAAAATGTCGCACTGCATCAACAGTCTTCAATCAAAATCCCCTTTTTAATAGAAAAAATTGTTAAACCTCAGTTGACCAATCAACCGAAGTTGTATAATGTTTCATACATCAACGCAGCACAAGCAGTTTTTTAAAAACGATTCTAACGATACGAAAGGGAACAAAATGACGCAAGAAGAATTTAACGCATTAGTCAATTTAGACATTTCGATTGAAATTTTGCAAGCACAGCGCAAAGCACTGCTTGACGATTTACAAGAACAATTACATGAAGCAAATAAATCGCTTCAAAATCTGCGCGCTTTAGTAACTGAAACTGATCGACGCACTAGCGTTGACGGTTACAGAAGCGTCGACGGTCAAATCGCTGCTATGCGGGCAATCACAGCACAGGCAAACGTGCTGCATCTTGAAAAACTAATCAGGGAGTACGACCGATGAACGGCGATCGCGCAGTTATCATTTTTACAGTAGCACTTTGGCTTGCAATCTTTGCTGGCTTTATTAACTAAAAGGGAACAACAAATGGCAATTAACCTACAGGCAATCAAACGTAACGTTGAGCTGATGCCGCCACGCATTATGGTGTATGCACCGCACGGCATCGGCAAAACGACATTTGCAGCACATGCGCCATCACCTATTTTTATTCAGACTGAGGATGGTCTAGGCGCGCTCGAAGTCGATCATTTTCCACTAGCCAAATCATTTAGCGAAGTGCGCGAAGCACTTGCTGCGCTTGCTGGTAAACACGATTTTGCAACAGTCGTGATTGATTCGTTAGATTGGCTAGACAATCTGATTTGGGAACAAATTAACAATGAATATGACGCGAAAGACCTTGCGTATGGCAAGGGCGCGGTCATTGCAGCTGATCTATGGCGCGATGTGCTTGACGCACTTAACGTGCTACGCGCGCAGGGTATGGCCACGATCTTATTGGCGCACTGTGAGATCAAGCGATTTGATTCGCCAGAGGTTGACCCGTTTGATCGTTATCAGCCAAAGCTACAAGCACGCAGCTCGGCGCTTGTGCAGGAGTGGTGCGACGCTGTGTTTTTCGCTAACTTTAAAACGCACATTAAACAATCAGATGTTGGATTTAACAACAAAGTAAGTCGCGGTGTTACAACAGGCGAACGCGTTATGTATACGTCTGAAAGACCCGCGTTTTTAGCAAAAAATCGTTATTCGTTACCCGATACGTTGCCCTTTAGTTGGGAAGCGTTTGAAGGTGCGATTACGACTAGCAGCAAGAAGTAAACCTTTTTAACTACACAAACTAGGAAATCAAAATGGCAGCTTTAAATTTTAAGATTGAAGAGGTTAGTGCAGAACCCGAAAAACGCGAGTTTGAAATGGTTGCAGAAGGTCGTTACGAAGCAATCATTACGGACAGTCAAGTTAAGCAAACTAAAGCCGGCAACGGTTCGTACCTTGAGCTGACGTTTGACATTTTGGGACCGACTCACGTTGGTCGTAAGATGTGGTCGCGCTTAAACATCGAAAATCAGTCTGAACAAGCGATGAAGATTGCGCGTCGACAGTTGTCGATTATTTGTCGCGCAGTCGGACTAAACAGCGAGGAATTGGGCGATAGCGATGAGTTGCACGGCGTACCGCTCGAAATCGTTGTCGAACACCGTCTAAACAAAATGTCGAATGAAAAGCGCGCTGAGATTGTTGGCTACGGCGCAGCTGGCGATGTTGGTGCTGCGCCTGAGCCACGCGTAGCAGCGCAGACAGCTACTGCGTCTAAACCAGTGTGGAAAAAGTAACAGCATGAGCGTGCTGCCAAAAGAGCAGCTCACGACCGCAAACGCGATCCTGCGTCAGTATGAGCAGGTCGCGGAAAGCGGCCGGCGTGGGCATTTGGGTGCTTCAGAAATTGGGCACGAATGTAATCGGTATTTGTGGCTGTCATTTAGATGGTCAAAAAACCCAACGTTTGATGGTCGCATCTTGCGATTGTTTGAGTCGGGAAACCGCGAGGAACCGCGTTTAATTGCTAACCTGCGCGCGATTGGCGCAGACGTACACGATAGGGATGAAAATGGCGCACAGTTCAGTTTTAAGGACATTGGCGGGCACTTTAGCGGCTCAATGGATGGCGCAGCCAAAGGCCTACCGGAAGCGCCGGACGTTTGGCACGTACTTGAGTTCAAGACAAGCAACGCAAAATCTTTTGCAGCGTTGGAGAAACACGGCGTAGAAAAAAGCAAACCCCAACATTTTAAGCAAATGCAAATGTATATGGGTTGGTCTGGCATGGATTGGGCTATGTATCTAGTCGTAAATAAAGACACTGATGCCATCTATTCAGAACGCGTCGCGTTGCAGCCAGCGCGATTTAATCAGCTGCTTGCTAAAGCGCAGCGCATTATTTCAGATGTTGAGCCCCCCATCGGCATTAGCGAAAATTCAAGCAAAGTGCCGTGTGTGTGGTGTACGTTTAAAGATCAGTGTCACGGCACAGAAGCACCCCAAGTAAATTGCCGTACATGCGCACACAGCACGCCTGAGCTTGATGGCGATGCCCGTTGGTCGTGTCAAGTGCATAAAAAAGATTTAGATATTGCAACGCAGCGCGCAGGTTGTGCAGAGCATCGACATATACCTGTGTTGTTGGGTCGCTTTGCTGAATTGATGGATGCAAACGAAAATCACGTTTTGACGTATCGCAATAAATTGACTAATGTTGAGTTTCAGCAACCTGCATACAGCAGTGCAGAAATTACAGCTTGTGAACACAAACAGATGTTGGGTGAAAAAGTTGTCGATGCGTTTAAGCGTGAATTTGGCGCAAGCGTGTTTGACGGTATGGCAGACGATTTGCCGTGGGCTACGGTTGAGGATATACAACCAGTTGCAAAACCTAAAAAAGGGAAAAAATAATGTCTGACACATTTATGTATGTATCAATTATGTTTTTTGCGTTAAGCGGCGTTGTTGCGTGGTCGTGTTTGATCCTAATTGCAGGTCTTAGTTTGTTGACGTTTAGTCAGCGCAAAACCATCATCAAAGACGGAAGCGAGTTTAAACTATGAACGCAATCGAAAAATTAAAAATGCACTTTGAGCATATTTTGATGCACTTTAATTATCT